TTTCAATCTTTCTGCCGGACAAATTGAGTTTTATAACGAAAGGACATTTGCACGTGTGAAAATCGGGGGAAACACGCAGTTTGTCACCATTGAAGGAATTGCGTATGATGCCGGAATTGACATACAGAGTCCGAATCCCATGATCGGGATGCACATCAAGACCCTGAGCATTCCTCTGTTCGTGGAGGGGGGTAACATTTTCCTTCATCCGAACAATGACAGTTATGTGTCTCTTCATGGCATAGTGGGGAACTGGAGGAACATATCCGTCAGCACTTCCCTGAATAACAATGATGACAATGTGATGTTTATTAATACGGGTAATATAGAAGTGACACTTCCTCCGGATGTTCCGGGACATACCATATACTTCAAACGTATGAGCGGCGGGGTAAGACTGACAGGCGGGCGCATCCTGCCTGCCCCCGGAGGAAAAGAGATGTCCTCCATTGATCTGGATTATGCGTCCGGATTCGTTAAATGTATGGGTAATTATTGGGTTATGTTTTATTGCGGATAACAGTATTTAATTAAGAATATTATGAAAGTTGATTTTACAAAATTTCCCCTGTTCACGGGGATAGACAGACAGGATATGGTGATAGCGGATATCCGTAAGGATATTGCTGACGGCATTTACAGGAACGTGCCCGGTCTTCCGGCGCACGTGCTTGCGGAGAAGATCTATCGGAACGAGCTTGTGGAGCTTGCCGATGACGAGATTCATATACTTGACCTCTACACTTCCGCTTCGGTGGGGCAGCTTGCCGACTCATGGCAGGATTATAAGAAAAACAATTTGGAAACTGAAACTGGTAAATAAAAAATATTATGGAAAAGATGGAATTAAGTGAGGCGTTGAAAGCCAATGCCTCAGTACTGGAAGGACTATTAGGGATAAATGATACATGGTACAAAAGGAGATTTGGTGAAATTACTGATTTTAATGAAGCTAATAATACTGGATATATGTTTGTCGATAAAACCCAATCATTGGATAATAAACCCAATACATCAAGTAATTATGGATTCTTGGAAACGATTGCTATTAATGAGGTCACCATCAAGCAAACTTTTGTAGATTTTCAGAGCAGGTTTTTTATTCGAATATGTAATAATGGAACTTGGACTGATTGGAAACAAATACAAACAACATAGTATTAAAAATAAGTCATATTTTAATGAGATAAAACGGATGGGTGCCGGTCCACACCCGTCCGCTCCTCATGTTACCAAAGAATTATAGTATTTCTATATCTTCAGCATCATCCAGATTCTCATCAACTATATTCATGGATAAAGACAGGTCAACCCCAGTAGTATCCAAAAACAAAGCACTTACACGAAATGAAGCTGTGTTTGTCTTACTCCGAACGAAGAGATGATCATTTTTTCGTTTGAACTCTATTTCAGAAATCATACTACCGTTGACTTTCCTTATGATATAGGAGTTACCAGTCTTACTATTAATAAAGAACAGACCTGTAGAACCACCCCAATATACATACAATATCATACCGATATAGGCGTTAGATGAACTCGCTAGGCGAACGACACATACTTCTTGAACGGAGTCTTTATTGCAAACCAATATAGGAGAAAGAACGCCTTTTCTCAAGAGCCCTTTACTTCCTAAATTAGCAATCGGCATCAGTTCTTCCAGAAGTGCAAACAGATAAATTTTATGTCAAAGAAACCGTCTTCCAGGTTCCCCAAGCACCATTCCACCATTTTATTCTAAACACTAAAAAACCACCATAGTTATTAGTCCTAAATTGTACTGTTGACTGTCCCAGATTGTGACTGAAAACAAGAAGCGTTTGATCATTGTATGAAGTGCCTTTTATTGCATATACTCCAGGCTCATACACTTTATCAATATCGTCTTCAGTTTCTAACTGGATATACCCTTTTCCTTTAAATATAGTACTACTGCTAACTCCTAACAGTCCTTCCAGAACCAACCCCATGTTCTTCTACATAAAATCTATCATGTTTCTTGTGCCTTAGTCGCTTCATCGGGAAGTAACGGAGGCATTATCTTTAGAAAATGAAAGTTGGCAAAATTTTATTAGAGGTGAATTAATCACTTCATTTTTAAAATTGGTAATGTTCATTTCAGAAACATCTTCTAACATTACAATGACTTTCTCATCTTTAGAATCTATACCACAAGCAGAAATACCCAATTTTTTCCATACTCCAATTTCATCTTTGCTATTTATAAAATTTCTAATTTGCAAAAGTTCATTCATCGTATTAACACCCTCTTCTATAATGAATTGATTGCTTTTACATCTTTGTACAAGGTCTTTTTTATAATCTTTTATATTTGTTCCTTTTACTTTTATAACCAAGATGCCATCTTTAAAATAGCTACCACAATAATAATCAGGGTAAGAAGTTTGTTCACCTTCTGTTCTTGTTTTTACTTCAAAAGATGATTCTAAATTATTAATAATATCACTTGTATTATTTTCTACAGGTTGATTTGTTTCATTCACTGGAGAATCTAAATCAGTATCTGAACAAGAGTTAAGTCTAAATCCAAGGAATACAAATGTACTTAAAAATAAAATCCTTTTCATAAGCTCTTAATTTGAAGTTATCAGCTCTAAATTTAGAAAATAATCTGTTACGTTGTTTTTAGTGATAAGACTTTAATTATTTTTTTTAGTTTTCTTCTTGATAGTTCCAATAACATATCCCTTGAGGTTTTCTGCCAGTCGTACGCCTTTCTTTTGTTTTCTCAGAATACCATTGTATCAATGGCCCTATATTACAAATATGTTGTATGTTGGTCTATATATAGTTTATTCTGTGCATTTTTTATGCATAAGATTTTTCTTTAAAATATTTGTTATAGCTTTGCTATCACAAATAACTGAATGTGTTTTTATTTTTTGATTCATTAAGCTTGGATGTTGTAAGGCATCTTGCTAGCAAAGCAGTTTGTATTGAAAAAGGCAGGATTGGTGAATCCCGCCTTTTTTAAATAGTTTTGATAAAATAAAATTCATATATAACTTTATAGCATCTATATTGAATTAAGCTTAATTCTAAATCAGTAAAGGCGTTTACTGACAAAAATAGTCTAAATGCTATCGTTCGTGATGAATAATGGCATCTTTTTAGTTAATAATTTTTTTCACATACCATTTTAAATGAGTAATTATATACACCTTTGCTTGGGAAAGTGAGGGTGTATTTTTTATTGGTTAAAACGAACGATAAGTGCAAAAATATTTCTTTATAAAACTGAATCTTGTTCTGTAATAATAGAAAATAAGTAGATTCCATAAGTTCTATTTGTTTTCTATTAATGCTCTATGGCTTCTTGCATTCTCCGAATAATCGGAATATTGCTCCTGATTATTTTTTTCAATATGAATTGAATATGGAATAGTTTTCACTATCTTTGCAGAGTAACCAGGAGCTTGATGGCAATAAATATTGTCATCAGGCTCTTTTTTTATTGTCTATCTGTCGAATAATGGAATCCCCCGTCTGGCTTCACAGTCTGACGGGGGTGAGGTTAAGTCCAATATTAGTTTTGAAAGAATTAGATTAACAAAGTATTGACAAAGATAGTGAAATATGAATAGTAAGCAATATGGATATGGATTTATTTTGCATATATATAAAAATCCCGGCAATCTTCTCAGACAACCGGGATAATCAAATCATACTGACTAATGATAACAGGACAGTAAGATTAAACAATTTGGTAAATATAGATCCACATTTTCTTTATAGGACTTTCAATATGGCGGAAGGATCATGGATGAACCGTCACAGTCCTAAAAGACAATTGACAAAAATAGTAAAACAAACCATATTGACAATACATTTTTTGGAAAAACTGCCAGCTTTCTCAAAAAACATAGTAGCTAAAGAATAAAGAAACAGGATGAATAATTTATCATATAACAATTAAACGGTGAATGTGATGGAAATAGATATTGCAAACATTATTAGTGCTGCCGGAACATTGCTGGCAGCTTATTTCGCCTATAATCAGTATACTAAAAACAAACTGACTGATTTAAAAGTGGAATATTTTAAAAAAGAGGAGGAAAAAAGAAGTTACCACCGCAGTGAGAACTCCGCCAAGGTGTTCGGTGAGCTGTGGCGTGTACTTTATGAAACGAAAGCAGACAGGGTATATATCGTACAACCCCATCCTTTGGGGCATATAGCTTTTCTTTCGGTGCAGTTCGAGGTAAAACGAAAAGGTATAGCCGGAATGCGTGAAAACATCCAATCACTTCCCATGAGTGAAGTGGCCGTTTTTGCAGAAAATCTCGCAAAGAATCTTTTCATGTTCTACTCAGATATTGATAACCAGGTTAAGGATAAGGTTGCCAAATCTCTATTATCAACAAATGGATGCAACAGCGTGGCTATTAAACGGCTTAATTCATCTCAAGATTGGGTTGGAAATATCTTTTGTGAGTTTACAGATGAAACAGATTTGAATGAAGATGAACTTCATAAGGTCTTGCATGAAGCAGCAGTTAACATACAATATATCCTGCCGGAATTCAAAGAAAATAAAATCGAATAATTATAATTAATGAGTAGTATGGCTGACGTAAGAAAACTTGCACCGTTTATTCTGAAATGGGAAGGCGGTTTTGTAAATGACCCTGACGATTTGGGAGGGGCTACCAATATGGGGGTGACTATCGGAACCTATGAGGCATATTGCCGAAAGAAAGGATATTCCAAGCCTACAGTTGAAAGATTGAAAAATCTCACAAAAGAGGAATGGACGGAAATCTTGAAAAACATGTACTGGGACAGATGGAAGGCTGATGAGATAAAATCGCAATCAGTTGCTGATATATTGGTTGATTGGGTCTGGGCATCCGGTGCGCACGGAATTAAGATTCCTCAACGCTTGCTTGGTGTTACAGTGGATGGCATTGTAGGTCCCAAGACCATTGCCGCAGTTAATTCCCGTAATCCGCGTGAACTGTTTGACCAGATCAAGATTGCACGGTTTGATTTTATCGAGGATATATGCCGGAAACGCCCAGCAAACAACAAGTTCAAACGGGGGTGGATGAACCGCATAAATAATATCTCTTATGTTGGTTAGAGTTATGAACTGGGTAAGCCGACATATATTGCTGGCTCCTTTCATGTGTTTGTTCCTGTTGTTCGGATCATGTGGCAGCTCGCATAAGGCTGTCAAGTCCGATGTAGAAGTAATCAGCAAAGATAGCGCCAGTGAATCTGTCAACATCGTACACGGATCAAGTACCTCTTTGAGCGAACTCATTACTACTAATAGTAACTATGTGATTGATTTCTGTATCTATGATACCCGAAAACCGCCCGATAGCCTGACCGGGAAACCTCTGTTACTGGCTGATGGGCATATAGAAGGTGATTTCAGCAAAAATAGAAAGAAGGAAACTGCAACCAAAGACAGTACGGAGGTGAAAGCCGATAAGGATATTACTTCTGATATTTATGAAAAAAAGCGATCAGAAACCATAAAAGAGAAAAAAGAATCCACGCTGTTTAAACAAATCGGTTTTGTCTGTGCTTGTGTAACCGTTTTGATTGTCGTTATGCTGATAGTAAAACATTGGCGCAACAGATAAGCTTCATCATAAGACTTTAAATTTATAAATTGAACTATCCCAGTGATGAGTTGGAATGTGGTAAAAGCAACAAGACATTTATATGTATGTCGGATTCCTCTTGTGATTATTGTAAGGATTATATCTTCATACATATCATTATTGTTGCTTTTCTTGTAAATACTATTTCTTATTTGTAAGTTTGCGAAAAATAAGAATATGGCTAAGTTTTATGATATAACAGAATGGAACGAAAAACCCTTTTTTAACACTAAAGGTACACGCAATAAATGTGTGGTTAGTAATCCTGAAGATGACTGTGTATATTTTTTCAAAACCTCTATGTTGAAAGAAGGTAAAGATTACAAACCAGAGTTCTGGTCTGAAATTATATCTTCAGAAGTAGGTCGTTCTTTAGGATTTGATGTATTAGAATATAATATAGCAAAACATGAAAGTGAAATAGGATGTATTTCTAAGTCCATGAATACCGAAGAAGAATGTTTGACTGAGGGGGTGAGTATATTAACTGGCTATGATAATACTTATAAGCCTGAAAATAAAGAATCATATTCAGCTTATACCTTTCATTTTATAAAATCGGCAATCGAAAGTTTCAATTTGGGTGAACAGATAGAAGATATCATAAAAACTATCATTTTTGACAGCTTTATTGGGAATAGTGATAGGCATCAAGAAAATTGGGGATTTATTACGCCATACAAAGAAACCGAATTGACTAATGAAGAAGCAAACCATATCTTTTCTAAATTAAAAGATCGTTTTAAGCAAATAAAGGATTTGCTAAAAAAAAATGAAAACTTTGAGCTTGATGCACATGTCAAAGTTAAGATT